AAGCTCTCACAGCTCGGCCAGGCATCTGTTGCCATATCAAAAAAGGCAGTATATGCCGGTGCCAGTGTAGTTGCTGACGAAGTTAAAAAGCGGCTCGAAGACAACATTAAGGACACCACTTATGTCGGTAAAAAACCGGGCGGCGGTGTCAAATCCGACAAGTCAACCGGAGACTTGGTTGAATCACTTGGCGTTGCCCCAATCGGGGTTGATGGCAGAGGGAACACCAACACCAAGATAGGTTTTGATGGTTACGACAGCAACGGGGTCCCTAATGCACTCAAAGCCAGAGCTATGGAGAGCGGCACAAGCACACTCCGCAAAAGGCCATTTGTCCGGCCGGCCGTGAATGCCGTAAAAGGCAAAGCCCAAGAGAAAATGGGCGCTGTTGTCGATGAAGAAATAGCGAAAATATATGCGCTGTAGGGCGCAGAAGGAGGAAACACATGCCTAACGAATATGGCGAATTTGTAGGTGTAGACAGCCTACATTATGCCGAGGTCTTAAGAGACGACGAGGATGCATATATAGCAGACACACCTCAGTTTTTGGCCCCGACTGCTGAAATAGCGGGCGGAGCTACTATAAACAGCCAGCCGACATACTATGATAATCTGCCCTCTGATGTCTACATAAATGAGGGTGTCACCGTTCTTACCCTTACTATTAAAGGCATCCCCGCCGACAAGGCCGCATACTTGCTCGGTAAAGAGTACGATGCCGCATCAGGCCGAGTATACGACACCGGAAAGCCGAAACCGCCCCTCATAGCTCTTGGCTTCCGGTTTGAGAAAGGCCCTGATGAGGATTATCGCCACTACTGGTATTTGAAGGGGCGTTGCACCGGGGGAAACGAGGAGGCATCATCAAGGGCCGACAACGTTAACCTAAAAACATACCAGTTGACATTTACCGCTATAACCACAAAACATAAGTGGACGGTCAACGGCAAAATAAAGCCGCTCAAGAGGATTTTTGCTGACACAACCGACGAGGCATTTGACCCGGAAGGATGGTTTGAAGAGGTACAGACCCCCGACACAGTTTCAGCCCCGCCTGATATCTCTCTGACCTCAATAGTGCCGGATGATGACACATCAAACGTTGCGGTGAACACAGCCATTAAGTTGACCTTTAACAACAAAATCGCCCGCGAGAGCGTGTCGATTATCTCGGCTACCGGAGTAATCGTAGCAGTGACCAAGTCATGGAACGCTACAGGCAAGGAGCTGACCTTGACCCCTAACAGCAGCCTCAGCTCATCCACAACCTACATCGTAGCCATCAACGGTGTCGTTGATGTATACGGTCAGGAACTGGCTGCCACGGCAAAGAATTTTGCCACATCGTCATAAAATAGATTGAGTAATGGGGCGGGAAACCGCCTCATTATTTGTATTTTGAAGAAAGGACAACACAGTATGCAAGTCCTAAGCTTAACATTAGGCGAGAAAACCTACACAACAGTGAGAGTAACGGCATTTATGAGCAAAGAGGCCATGCGGATTAATCGCGACGCTATGGCCCTTGCCAAAAGGTCAAAAGAAATTAAAGAAGAACTTGATGCCGACGCGGCAGAAGAAATACTGGATGAATTGCTGGATCTTAATGACCGCAAAGTAAACCTGATCTGTGAGGTATACGGCAACAAATTTACGGCAGACGAAGTCTTGAATGGACTTACCGCCGCCGAAATAGATGCCGAGGTACAAAAAATTACTCGGGGCGTAACCGGTGTAATAGTAAAAAACTGAAAAGAGGCGGTCGGTCAGGCTCAACCGCCGCCGATGACATTGACGAGCTGGAGGCTATCAACGGACTGTATTACCACTGTGTAAGGGTCCTACATTGGAGCATCAAGGATATAGACGACACAAACCTCGAATCCTTATTGGATTTCTTATTTTATAACGATAAAAACACCCGCGTCATCAACGGGAAGACATATGTAAGGGCCACAAAGGCCCCATCCTGGCTATAAGGTGGTGAGATTATGGCATACGATATAGGCCCGCGGATAGGCATTGAGGGCGAGAAGGAATACCGCGAGGCGATAAACCAAATAGTCCTCAAGCAGAAGACCCTCGGAACTGAGATGGATGTCGTCAACTCAAAGTACGACAAAAACGATAAGAGCCTCGAGGCCGTATCCGCCCGAAACGAAGTCTACACCAAGCAGATTGAGGCTCAGAAAGAGAAACTGGAGCTCCTTAAACAAGGCTTGCAAGCCGCTACAGAGAAGTACGGTGAGAACGACAAGGTAACTCAGGGCTGGCAGCAGGCGGTCAATAAAGCGACAGCAGAGCTTAATAAGATGGAGCGGCAGCTTAGCGACAACTTAGCAGAAACCCAAGGTGCCGCTAAAGAAACCAAAAACTTATCAGGTGCCACGGAAGAGGCAACTGAAAAATCACGTAAGTTTAGCGACGCCTTGAAGAGTGTGGGCGAAACACTAGGTAAAGGCATCGTTGCTGCAGCTCAGGCAACGGCAACGGCCATCGCTGCTGTAGGTGCCGCCGCCGTAGCTGCAGGCAAGCAAATTTTTGACCTAACTAAGAGCTCTGGCGAGTATGCTGACGAGCTTATAACCACATCTGTACAGACCGGAGTATCTACTGAGGCCCTGCAGGAGTGGGGTTATGCTGCGCGATTTATCGACACCGAGGTCGATACCATAACCAAGAGCATGGCTAGAAACATCAAGAGCATGGACGCGGCCCGCGATGCGCAGATAAAATGGCAAAAGAGCATAGAAAACCAGGTTGCCGCAGGAAAAATCTCCATTGAGCAGGCCGATGAAATGATAGAAACCGGCCAGGGCTTTGAAACCGCTTACACCAAGTTGGGTGTAAGAGTCATGAATGCGAACGGCACTCTCCGGGATAGCCAGGAAGTATATTATGATGTAATAGATGCGCTCGGCCGGTTAGAAAACGAAACCGAGCGGGACGCTATTGCAATGGAAATATTCGGCAAGTCTGCTCAGGAACTTAATCCTCTCATAAAAGCCGGCAGTGCAGAGCTTAAGCGGCTGGGTCAAGAAGCACACGACATGGGAGTGGTGCTCGACGAAGAGGCCCTTGGCGCTCTCGGAGATTTTGATGACACCATGCAGCGCATTGACGCGCAGACGGAAGCCATAGGTCGCAATCTCGCAGTCACTTTCCTCCCAGCGGTGTCCTCGGTCATGGATGGGGTGCAGGATGTACTCGGGACAATCAGCACATCCCTGAAGGACGGTATACAGCCTGAGGACATAAAGACCATAGGCGGAGTAATATCCGAAAAGCTGGTCGAGGGTATATCCACCATATCAGAGTACCTTCCGGACATTATTGAGACAGTGACCTCTATGCTGACCGAGCTTGTCAGTATCACCGTTGACCTTATGCCGACGCTACTTCCCGCCCTAATGGATGGAGCTACGGCGCTCTTAATGGGCCTAATAAAATCTGTTACGGATAATGTTCAGCCGCTCGTAGACATGGCCGTGGACTTGGTTAAAAAGTTCACGGAGTTTCTTATTCAGGCCCTTCCGGAACTTATAAAGGGTGCGATGGAGATAGTTGTTGCGCTTGCGGAAGGTATTGCAAAAGCGCTCCCCGAGCTAATCCCTGCCATCGTTGAGACAGTGATTATGATAGTCGAGACACTGATTGATAACGTGGACATGCTCATAGATGCGGCCATCGCCATTATACTCGGACTCGCAGACGGCCTTATTGCAGCACTACCCAAACTGCTGGAAAAGGCACCGGACATTATCTTAAAATTTGTCGCCGCACTCGTCAAAAACGCACCAAAACTCCTTGAGGCTGCCGTACAGCTTGTCGTAAAGCTCGCAGAGGGTCTTATAAACAATATATCCAAGATAACCGACGTGGGAAGAAACATTGTTGAGGGCCTGTGGAACGGCATCAAAAACGCCACCAAGTGGATAAAGGATAAGATTGCAGGCTTTGTCGATGATGTGGTCGGTGGCATAAAGAGTTTTTTTGGCATCCGGTCACCATCAACGGTCATGGTCGGAATAGGAGAAAACCTGTCTGCCGGGCTTGCTCTTGGTATTACCGATAACGCAAAACTGGTCAAGAGCGCCATGTCCGGGCTTGAGGCTGAGATAGCCAATACTGACCTTAAGGCTGCTATGGGCAAACTGAATGCTGAGCTTAATTACAGCCCCTCAGTCAGCAATAAGCCGATAGTAAACGTTAACGTTGAGGTACCCGTCGAACTTGACAAGAAAGTGATAACTAAAAGTACAAGCCAGACGCAGTACGCCAACAACAGAATGCGCTCAAGGGCTTTAGGAGTGGTGCCAGCATGAGCAAATTAAAAGTATTATCCTCCGCACTCGCGGAGTTGCACACAATTGAAGCGGTTACCCGCTGCTCAAAGCACGAGGCTATAAACAGCGATAATACCTTATACTTTGAGATGCTCTTGTCCAGCGAGAATAAAGACTGGATAAATGATACCAATTTAATAGGGATTGACGGCGATTACTTTGATATAGCCCATTACAGGGCTGAGGCCAACCAAAGGGGAGAGCTGACTGTATCCGTTGACTGTGAGCATGTATCTTACCGACTTAATGACCCGCAGTTTGACGAGGAATACTTTGCCGCAACAGGAACGCCGGAAGAGATATTAACTGCAATACTGAGTGGCACCGGATTTACTGTCGGTACTGTCCAATTCTCTGGCAATCACACCTACTCAGCTCAGGAGAAAATGTCCCGTAGAGCTATCCTCGTACAGTTTACCGAGTACCTGGGCGGCGAGCTGCTTTTTTGTGGCTTTACAGTGTCCATCCTCACACAGCGCGGCAGTTCCACCGCGAAGAACCTGACCTCCGGCCGGAACATTACAATAATAAGCAAAGACGTAGACAAGACGCAGCGGGATGAACACGACAATCCCATCACTGCTTATGAGTGTGAATTAATAGAGCCTATGCCTCTTGAGCTCGGTGATGTGGTAACGCTTGATTACGACACGCTGGGAATAAATATATCCCTGCGGATTGTTAGTATAACTACTAATCCTTACAACAATACCGAGGTTAGCTTCTCTATCAGCAACATAGTCCCTACCATCGAGGACGAGGCTTACAAAATAGCTACAAGTACGGTTGGCAAGGATAGGCTATATAACGGCTGCCGCATAGGGCCTGAGTATGGCTTTGAGAACATGCGCTCGGATGGCAAGTTCAGGTCATATTTTCGCGCCGACGAATTTAAGATGCAGACCAAAGACGGCGACAGTTGGAAAGACAGACTGTCTGTGGTATACGACGAGGACGCAGGCGAGTATGACATACTTTTTAACGGCAAATTGTCGTTGACATCTACGGCGCATCTGGCCACCAATGCGGCGATGGGTGAAGCCATAGCTCAGGTGTTGTCCGATGCTGAAGCTTATGCTGACGGTGTCGGAGCAGCTATAGAACTATCGGTAGCTGCAACCTACGAAACCAAGACAGCGGCAGCGCAGCTATTGCTTGATGCAAAGTCCTATG